TTTATCACCCTTTTTGACACCGTCAGCTTGACCATAACCAACGGTATAAACACCGCCTACATCTTGGTAAGCAGTGCCACTATATCCTTCATGTACAGCAACTCCAACAAGCACCGCTGCGCTTGCGATTATGGCAGCAGCGGGCTTTCTATCCATTACTCGGCTGGAGTTTGCTCTACTGGGGTTACATCAGCAGGAGGAGCAACTTCAGGGGCTACTTCGGTAATCGCTTGTGCTTCCTCTTGTGGTTCAGCATGAGCAACAAAGCGTTGAATAAGCTGGTGCATTGCACTGCCCATTTCAATACATTCTTTGCTTACAAAAGACTCGATCTTATCTAATAAACTCATAATCCTTCTCCTGGAGTAATAAATACATTGGCGCTACCAGATGAGGTAATTCCAGCAGCATATACAGTCACATTAGCATTGCTTTGATACTGTGTGATGACTTTGGTTGATCCAGCGCCTACGCAAAATGATGTTGAGTTTGCTGTAGCGTTGGCAACGGTTGCCGTCACATTTGCATTACCGCTTAAAGTAACAAAAGCTGCCACATTGCCAGTATTGACAATCATGTACTGATTTACAGGGCTGACAGCAGTAATTGATGCGTTTGAAGTCGTAGTAGTACAAGCAAGCAATACTGTATTGCCCATCGGTTGAAAAGCAATATTATTAGCCATTAGTAGATACTCTTTTTACCAGCGTTGCCAGGCTTAGTTGTAGCGGAGTTTTTGGTGTTTTTATTACCATCAAAATTCCATACAGAAACATACCCTGCTGGCATCTTTCCACCTAAAGAAGTGTTAATTCCATCGGCAGATCCATCTCTAGGCAATGGAGGTCGAACAGCTTTAGATACTTGCTGATTGTTTTCTGATGGTCTTTTATGAGGAGTGCTACCTGTACTACCCTGCGTTTTCGGTTTTAGGCTCATTTTTTGTCCTTTCTTTGACATTTACTATAAGGTAACAAAATACTACGAATATGGCTAGTGTTGTTACCCGTTCCCACATGGGATTCCACATTGTCCAACCGCACATAATGCTCGCTGCTATTAAAGCCATAATCGTTATCAAGCGGTCTGTAATGACCCCTAACGCTAGGCGTACCAAGGCTACTGCTTCCATAATTATCCCCTTTACTAATGAATATCATAGTTTAACCCTATTCATCATCTTCGTCATTTGGAATAGCAAATCCCGCACCCCATTCCTCATCACTCAGCTTCTGTTTTAGCTTCTCAATGTTGACGGCACGATCAATAACCTTGCATTTATCGGTCAAAGAAGCAGTTTCATCCGCCATGACCTCTTTTAACAAGGTGCTTACTGCTTCCTCTAAATCGGGGTTAACGCCTTTACTTTTCTTGCTCATTTAATCACCGCCTAATGTTTTGCCAGTCAAATATGCTGCTCCACCACCTACTAAACCATATCCTGTTGCACGATAAGCAAGTAATTTCATTTGTTGGTTTAATGTTGTTGCATTTTTGGTGGTTTGTCTTACCCGTTCAATTTGGCGTTCTAATTCACGATATTGAGTTTGGTTAATATGACCATGTTCTAACATAGACTTAGAAAGACTGTGTGCAGCCGATGTAATTTTAGCGGGATCATTGGCTGCAACAGAAAGATTTGATTCAAAAGTTTGATAATCTTGAACCAATTGTTTTTTCTCTTTAGCAATAGTTTCCTCAGATTTTTTAACCTGTCCAGCAGCAGCTCCACGCTTTTCGTAAGTTCTTAAATCTATTGCATATTTTTCAGCCATTGGCAAAGAATTGGTTTCTCTAAGCATGGCTCTATTTGGATCTTGACGAATGAAGTTTTCTACTTCTTTAGCAGTGCCTTTACTCTCTAATTGACTTGCAAAGTAACGCTTGGCTTCCGCCTCTGCCAATTTTCGATTACCACCAAAAGCATCTACTAAAGCATTGTAGTTTTCTCTTGATTTAAATACTCTGCTTGGGATGTCTTGAGCAGCAACCGTAGCAAAATCAGTTCCTGGTAATTGGGTATCAGTTAACGCTTTACCAACTTTAGTTTTAAATACATCTAAAGGTTCAGAATCTTTTTTGTATTGATTTAAAAATTTTTCAAAAGAAGATGTTTTTTCGCCAGGTTTTAAAGAAAATTCTTTTTGAATAGCCTCAATACGATCAGCAAAACGACCTGCCATTTGTTGGCTAATAGCATCATATCCTTGCGCTGGCACACCATAAGATTTATCACGCAACCACCGTCTTGCATCTTCCAGTCCTTCAAAATTTGCTGGTTTTCTGGATATAACAGTGCCATCTACATCAACAATAGTACGATCCAATATTCCACGAATCTTTTTAAGTTGAGCCTCAAGTTCACCTACAGGAACGCCTGATAACCCAGTAGTAGGATTTTTAATCATGGCATCAATTTCTTGAAGGGCATTGTTATAAGCCTTGGTTTCTTTAATAGTTTGTCCAGCAGCTTCTTTTTGAAAAGCATAACCAAAAGCAGCTTGTTTGTTTTTTTCAGCGTTGGCGTTTCTTTTTGAACGCAAATTTTCCATAACTTTATTAGCAGAGTCTTTAATTCTTGTGCCAATATCTTGAGCAGTCTGAGCAATAGGCTTAAATCTTCCCGCTTCCATTTCAGTAGTAACACCTGGCAATGGTTTTAATGCTGTTTCACCGCCTCGACCTGCTTTTTCTTCTGCTTTACCCGCAATAGCAGATCTTTGCTCAGCAGCAGTCATTTCTTGACCAGTTTGTTTAGCAATTTGACCCGCTTGTTTTTCAGTGGCAGATCGCAATGATTCAGCTAATTCTCTTGAAGTTTTGCCTAAAGAAAGTCTTTCAGCAAGGGTTTTTCCCAAGCCATATAATGCTTTACCGCTTTCATAAACCGCTTTACCGCCTCCAACAACAGCAGGAGCAATTTCACCAGCAGTGATATAGCCTTTTACAGCAGGATTAGGAGGTGGTGGCAAGCCTACTTTAGTTAACATTTCCCTAATGTTTTCAGTAGTTGGAGCTATTGTTTCGTGACCTTTTAATGCGCCCTGACCTTTTGCTCCTACTTCAGGTCCACCAGGCAACATGGTTTCAATATCACCTAACATACCAGGGATACCAGTAGCTAAACCATAAACAAAGCCCTCTGCTTTTTCCCCAAAGCTAGGTTTAACAGGAATATCTGCAAACGGATCTTTTGATTCGCCTTTAATTGGAATGTCTGCAAATGGATCAGCCATTACAGCTCCTCTCCTGTTAAATCTTTAAACATTTTTCTTACAGCTTCTTCAGAAGCGCCAGCAGCAATCCTTGCTTTTGCTTTAGATCTTAGATCAGTCACATCTTCTTTTGATTTTTCAACAATTGGAGGCACTTGTCCACCATAAGGTGTATAAGCGTGTTCCGCAGACTTTTCTTCAATGTCTTTTTGACTCATTCCTAAATCTTGCAAATTGTTATACAACTGCCTTCTTCTTCCTTCTAACAATGCTTTATAAGTTTCAGGTCTATAGTTTGTAGGATCAAGAACTGGACCAGCTTGTTTCATCATTTGTACAGTTAAACGACCACCTCCCAAAGCTGCTCTTTCAATTGCATACGATTCGAGCAAAGCACTTTTAAGGAATAATGTAGTTTTGTCTGTGCCAGTTAAATTTTCATTTACCGCAGCTTCAAAATCTTTTTTACCTAAAGATGCAATTTTTTCTAATATTGGTGCTACTTTTGCTTTTAATCCCGCCTGAACTTCAGGATCATTTAATTGAGTTTCTAAATCATTGATGCCACGAATACCTTGAATTGCTGGCAATATGTCTTTTGTTAACGCTTTACCAGAAACGCTGTGTTTAGCAGCTAATTTTTTCATTTCCATAATGGAATTGGATACTTGATGCGCAGTATCAGCAGCAACATCAAGCCTACCTGATTCAATTTGTTGCGCAATAATCCCTGGGTTAGTAGCTGAAATCTCAGCAGCCAACAATAGAGCTGCTTCTTTATCTGTTACCCGTAACTTTTGTAATTGCCCTAAATCTTTTAATAACTTGTCGTTAATTGTCTTAATACGATTTGTTTCTTTGTCAAAAATAGCTTGTTCTTTAGTAAACAAGTCTTTGCGACCTGATTGCCATCCTTTGAGCATACCGCCCATAGCATTTAAAGAGTTCATAGCAGATAGCTTGCCAGTGCCACCCAATGCCACACCCATAGTAGCAATCACGCTAAATAAAGCGCCAAGATCCATAGCATTATCTTGAGTTGGCTTAAATTCGGGTGGTTCTACCTCTGCTCTTTTATATGTTTCGTAATCAGCTTTATCTTGAGCAGACACGCCTTCTAAAGCCTTGCGCTTTTCTCCTGCCTCTAAAGCAGTTTTTGACGATTCAAGTTTAACCTTGGCTTCAGAAGCCTTTTCTTTGGCAGCTTGCTCTGTTTTTAAAAACGGAAACTGCTTAAAGTCAGCTCCAATGGCTTCTTTTAATTGTGGGCTTTGTTCTTGTTCAATCTCAGCCATTATGAAGTCCTCTGAGTTTGTAATGAAGGTGCAAAAGGCATTTGACCAGATCCACCAGCAGCAATACTAGCCAATTGAGCATAGAAATTGTTGGTAGTAGTTTGTAATTGTTGATCCAATTGCAATCCAGATTTAATAGCGCCCAAGGTAATGTTGTCACCAATCTGCATGATCTGCAAGCCGTATTTGTATTGGTTATCAAGCAATGATTGATACAAATTACCAATTTGGTTGGAGGCTTGTTGTGAACCTACACCACCACGATTAGCAATACCTTGATTAACTTGCGCTTTTGCAGCATCTAAGGCTTGTTGACTTGCGGGGCTTAATTGACCTTGTTGAGCCTGAGTGACCAATTGCTGACCTTGTTGGCTATATGGCTGTCCAATAGCCTTTTGTTCGGCAGTGGCAGCTTGTGTTTGAGTTCCCGCTTTACGAGCCTGATTAGCTCCATACAAACCTAATCCAGCAGTCAAGCCAAGTTTAGCCAATGTATTTGGATCGGTAATTGCTTTGGTTAATTTGTCTGTCCATGATGGTTCACTTGGTTTAGTAGGTGGAGCAGCAGAAGGAGCTTGTTGATCTGGGCTAATAACTCCAGGAGCTACAGGTGATGGCGCAGATGTAACGGTAGGAAAAGCTGGACCAGCTTGTTGCATTGAAGTTGGACCTGCAACATACGGAGTAGTTTGACCATATTGGTTCAATACATCAGCCGATTTATATGTGTCAGATGGACCAACGGGAGCATAAGCATCACCGCCTGGTGTGTAGGATGATCCTACTTGTACAGGCACGCCAGTATCGGCTTGTGTAGGTGTAAATTGACCTTGTTGATTAACAACATCATAAGTTGGAGAAGCGGGTTCTGGAGGGCTGAAATCATAAGAGCCTGAATCTTCATACTCAGGAAGTCCAGTATCAGGGTTAACACTACCTGATCCACCCCGTCTTTTAAGAAGGGCAGCTTCTTTAGGCGTAATGTGAGCAAGCATAGTATCTTTACCACGCCCTTTAGCCCGTAGCATTTGTGCTAATGCGGGTAAATCTGTTTTAAGTGCTTGTTCAATTTTTGCCATTTTATACTCCCAATGCTCCCCGTAATGATTCTAAATTCCAAACATCTTTTCGCTTGCCATCACTTAATAGAGTAGGTTCTCCCGTAGCGTTGGCTGGATTATCTGCTGGAGAACCACCCAATAATGCTGATGATAATGAACTTGAAGCCCCTCCATTACCGCCAACAACTGATTGCGATCCTAAAATATTACCAATGGTGCTAATACCTGGTGCGGGAGTATATCCTGAATCTCCCCCTTCTCCATCACCCGATCCACCACCGCCTCCCCCACTACCCGATCCACCACCGCCACTGCCAGATCCAGGGGTGGCAACACCTTTTCCAGATCCAGGAGTTACGCCAAATCCAGATTGAGTTGCGGAAGTATTTATATTCCCAGGAGTAGCTCCGCCTCCAGAGCTTTTAGATTGCTTAGAAATTGTGTTTAATATGCTTGGATCTATAATTTGTGGGCTAAGAGTAATGTAATCTCCTTGACCTGCTACTGATTGCGCTAATTGAATACCTTTATCGTAGTCTGATGAACTAATTAGCCCTGAATTTAACCAATCTTTTAATGTTGCTTCATCAGGTGGGGTATTAGGAACTGGAGATCCCATTAAATTTGAATAGCTACCATCACTTTGAATACCTTGAACGGTTACATTTTGAGCATATTGAGGTACGCTAGGATCAATTCCCGCAGTAGTAGTTGTTGGTGTTTTTGTTGAATCATAAACACCAGAAGCCAAATTGGTCAGAAAAGATAAAGCAGCAGAAGCGGTAGGATCTTTTCCAGTTAATGAAGCTACCGTTGCACCACCAGCAGCCCCACCAACAGCTTTTGACAATGAAGTACCAACATCTCCTGCGTTAGCAGCTTCAACAATACCAGTGCCTACAGCACCACCCGCAGCTCCAGCTAAAGGATCTCCGCCAGAAACGACTGATTTTGTTGCGCCCGTAGCAGCGTTAGCAATAATACTAGCTGCTTCAGGACCTACAGATTCAGATAATTGACCAGCTAAAGGAGCAGAAGCACCGCCAATAGCTCCAGTAGCGCCACCAATTAAAGCAGCGTTAGCGATTTGATCTCCATTACCACCGTTAGCAGCAGTAATTATTGCCGATTCACTTGCGCCAATAGTGGCGTATCCCGCAGCAGTAGCAGCAGCTCCAGTTAATCCCATTTCAGTACCAATTAAAGGAGCTATTTCAGGAGCGACTATGGCTACCGCAACAATGGCAACTATTTCGACTACTTGTAAAACATCAACTGATCCGCCTCCGCCTCCGCACATAACAGCTCCTTAATGTAAATGTTTAACTGTATTAAATCCTACTGTCTTATAGCCTAAATGCGTATAAAATCGTTGGGTTTTTTCAATGTCTATTGCAGTAGTTTGTCCAAAGCAAATATCTTCTACACCTTGATCTTTAGACCATTTTTCAAATGCTTGAACTAATCTAATGGCAGCAGATGACCCCCTGTACTCTGGCAATACAAAAAATCCCATGTCAGTAGATTTCATACGGTCACTAAAAAAATATTTTTGTGTTATTCCCGCAATAAAACCAATTAGTTTATTGTCTTTTTCCGCTAAAAACACTATTAAATTAGGCATCAAAGTCATTAAATAGATTTGATTTTTGTCGGGAAGGGCTTTATCAAATTCCGATTCGGCAATCATAGAACAAACAAGTTCATAAAATAAATTGAATTGGTCATTAGATAAGCGTGAAATCTTCATACACCGCCTTCTTGTTTGATTTGTTCTGCTAATCTTCCCGCAGAAATACCACTAGCAACTAATCGGTAATCAAAACCTTTTTTAATATTTTCAGGTTGAATCAAGCCTTCTTTGACCGCCATTTCAATCATCATGGGGTATTCTTTTTTGTCTTGCAATGCTCTTTCAGCCATTTTCCCCGCACGAATTAACACATCGGCAGAAATTCCATGTTGCTGCATAATTTTTTTTAAATCATCTTTGCACTTTTGCAACACAGGTGAGCTTGATTCTGGTTTTTTACCAGAAATCAAATTCATTACATCCGAATTTATTGGTTGTGTTTGTTGCGGTGCAGAAACCTGATTTTTTTGGGGGGTGGGAATCATTATGTTAATCCTAAAGAATCAGCAATTTGCTGATGTATTGTTAAATGTGTACCAATCCAATCGTAAAATTGATCCTCTTTATTAAAATCTACATCTAGCATATTAAAAGGATTTTCCAAACCTAAATAGCTTGCAAGGGCTTGATGTTCTACTTGATGAGCCAATAACCAGTCATCTAGGTTCTCAATATTGGCATCTGTAATAGGGAATTTAGGGTATAAAAGCCCTTGATCCGCTAAGTTTTCCCAAAATAATAGGTGTTGAGTGCCATTTTCAAACAAAAATTCTCCTAGTGATTCAGGATCACCAAATTTAACAATGGAGAGGATCTCCATATTGATAGCTTTACCCTGCCTTCCGAGTTGTTACAGCTCTTTTAACAGACCAACCATTTTTAATACGCATCCACACAGCTCCAGGAGCTAAATTTAAATCCCTAGCCCATTCCCTAGAATTTTTAGTAATTCCATCATAAGTAAGCAACATAGCGCATTTTCTATTAGATTGTTGCTCACTTGGGGTAGCCCAACGACAATTTTCTTTTGAATAGTTCTTTGTTGTATCAATACGATCAAGTGTTTTGCCTTCGGGTCTGTTTCCCATGTCCAAAACAAACTTTTCAAAGTCTAACCATTCTGGATTTAAAGTAATCCCAACACCGCCATATCGTTTGTAATTATCAAAAGACGGGTTTGTGCAACGACCTACTAAGCATCGCCAAGATACATAAGTTGGATTGTTTTTAGACCTTAAATTCACTTGTCAGCCTTGGTATCGAGCTTATCAAAGATTCTAGCTAACATTCCCTTGATCTCCGCAATATCAATACGGTAATCATCCTTCATTACATAGCCTTTTTCAATCTCTTTGACATCATCACGAAGATCTCGCACAGCATCCCATAAGACCTTGAGAACCCATCCTACTAGCGTTCCCGCTAGGGTAGTAACAATATTAAACAAGAATTGACTGTCCATTAGTTAGACCGAGTAGTAAGGGATTTTGACATTAACACCATTTAAGTTAATGATTAAATAGTTAGCGGGAATTAGCATCATGGTTGCAGAGCTAAATGTAGCGTTTGCAGCTATGTTTGAAGTGTGATTAACAATAGTGACATTCATCGTACCGCTAGGAATGGTCACATTAGCTAAAGTAAGGTTTCCAAGGCTTGTAGCTGTGTTGCCTAAACCAACGGTAGTGTTACCAAGGGTAATGTTGCCACCCGTAATAGCTGTGTTAGCAATAGCAATTGCCACATTTGCTGCCGTTGTTACTCTGCCTTTGGCATCAACGGTAACTTGTGCAACAGTGGTTGCATTGCCGTAAACACCCGCAGCTACACCGCTAGTATTTAAAGTAGGGCTAGGATATGTACCAGTAAGATCGCCACCCGCAACACCGCCAGGAGAAGTACCGCTAATCACCACATTGGCAGCATTAGTCAATCTACCTTGAGCATCAACCGTAAATACCCCGTTGATAGTGGCATTGCCATAAGTTCCAGCCGTTACCGCAGTATTAGCAAGCGATACTGTGCCATTACCCGTAATTGGGCTTGGGCTTACATTGATTCCAGTACCAGCGTTAATCTGGGTTACTGTACCGTTAGTAGTACTACCACCTATGTTTACGGTCTTTAACATGATCTACAAACCATCTCCAGGGGTAATGTACACAACGGCATTAGCCGTACTTGTGCCAGTAAAGTAAGCATTGGGAGCAAAGGTCAGAATCTCATCTGTACCCGCTAACAATGGGAAAGCTAATCCCGTACTGGTTACATTGGCTGAAGCAGTATTAGCAGTTGCAGCATCGTTGCCATAACCCAAAAATACTAGCGTTGATCCAGCATTGATAATCCGATACTGATTGCCACCTAAAGTAGTGGATGACACTTGAACAGGCGTGGGAGCAACAACACCAGCCGTAAAAGTAATGGTGTTGCCAGTTTTGCAGAAGGCGTTAATTCCCATTATTGCACCGCATCTAGTTGTTCTTGCGTTGGTCTAGCCAATGTGGGGTGTTCCCATTTAGCAATGTAATCGCCTTTGCCGTCTGAATCGTTTTGTAGTGTGATTACAGTTGAGAAATCCTGTTGTGTAAGGCTAGGATATAGAGCCATGATTTTTTCAGGTAATGTCATTTTAGCTAGTCCTTGTCATAGAACCACTCATAAAGCAAAGTGATTCGTTTAATCCGTACAAAATAGGGATTGTTGCGGTTACATAAGCATACAATTCAAGATAATCTGTTGAACCATTCATTTGAATATCAACACTTGTACTTGCACCACCACCACCAGCTAATGGGTAGCCATCACATTGTGCTACTGCACTACCATTTTTGTATATAAGAACTAAAACTCTTGTTGCTCCAGTAGAAGCTGCAATACTAATATTTCCAGAAATTTTGTAATACCCAGCCACAGTAGGTGTAAAACGATAATTGGTTGTTGAATCAAAATTGTTATTAGTATCAAAAACTTTAGTATTTAATGTGACTTTTGTAAAGGTTGTTGTAGTTAAAGATTGATTGACATTTAAATATGCTTTAAACGCTGGCATATTACCGCTAATCATTACTGTGCCATTAGCAGTCGGAATTGTTGCAGTTGAAAGTAAACCGCTATTGATTGTGACATTGTTTAATGTGACATTACCAAGCGTGGTAACAGTGTTTCCTAAACCAACGGTAGTATTCCCAATGGTTACTGGCGTATTAAAGTCAGCATCTAGGTTACTTAAAGGTATGCTCGTTGTAGCATTACCAAAGACAAACGGAACTCCAGCCATTTAGAACCTCACTCTCAATTCATGTTCAAATTCAAATGTATTGACCACAAAACCTGCTGAGTTTGAAGTTTGTGTCAACCCTAAATATTTACCCCATTGTTGCGCATCTGACTTGTACAGTTCATACCCTGTACCACCTACCCAAGATATTACAGTAGAACTGTTGTTAATCCAAGGGATGGTAGTGTTAGATGTGTTATACCAAGTAATGTAATTTCCAAGCGTGTAAACAGGACTAGCGCCCGATTCAGAATCTACTGTGACATTTATTTCTACGCCCGAAGTGACCGTAGCCTCAATAGCAAATTTGAGGGCTTGCTTGGTCCGAATTGGATCGCCCATTGGATTTAATGCAGTCTGAATACGACTGGTAATTGCCGATTGCGAATCCTGATACAAACGATATAAACGATCATTTCGCACACCGTACATATTGATAATCCCACTTACAGGCACGGAAACGACATATAACATATCGTCACCTTGGCTAGTAATAAACCATTTTTTCTCAAAAAACACCGCTTGAATGTACCGATATGACTTGGTAAATTCAGCATCGTAGTACCTAAAATTAAACGCAGCGCACAAAATGTTGTTTAAAAGCACCTGTCCAGCAGTAGTTTCTTCGGTGGCAAAGTCAATATTCGGAAACATTCCGTCAAGCGAATCAGATATTTTGCTAGTGGTAGATCCTACAAGGGCATATACCCCGTAGTTATTCATAAATAATACTGATCTAAAATAAGGAAAAATAGCATACGCTAACTTAGTCCCTACTGATGCGCTTACATTGGTATTAGTAAATAAAGTAGTACCGCTAGTAGTAACCCTGACATCCGAAAATACATTGATGGAATCATCACCAAAAATATACAAAAAGTTATTAGCAGAAAGAAGTTGCTGTATGTTGCCATGAAGTGTGCTGTCCGTTAATGTTACAGATCCCGCAGAAACGCTTGTAAAGTCACTATACGATCCCGCAGCGCTGTAGTAGATAGTTCGCCCTTGGGCAATCCAAACACGACCTGAAAAGCTCTCTATTGCGACATTTTTTTGAGTGTTAATAAGCGCAGTTAAAACAGCGCCCGATCCACCACCACCTGATACCGTTGCCGTAATGTTGGCAGAATTAGTGTATCCCGTACCATTGTTGGTCATAATGACCTGAGTAACGGCATTGCCAGATACAATTGGTGTGCCTGTTGCTCCTGTGCCACCTCCACCCAAAATAGTCACAATTGTATTGGCAGGATCGGTATAGCCAGAACCACCAGAAATTACATTGACATAAACTGTGCCAGTAGCAAAGCTAGTAATCCCCGCTATTGCAGAAGCGCCTGATCCACCGCCACCACTAAAAGTAACGGATAAATTAGCTCCGTTGGTGTATCCTGAACCACCATTTACCAAAGAAACATAATTAACCGTATTGCTACCGCTAGTTAAACTAGCTACCGCATTAGCTTGAACACCGCCAGTTTGGTCATATCCTGAAATAACTACAGTAGGAGCAGTAGTATATCCAGTGCCGTTATTGGTAACACCAATAACCCCTACTGATCCAACGCTAATAACCGCATTACCATCCCAAGTAAAATATCCCTTGTCTGGGTCAAGAATAAGCATCCTATCGTTGTACCACTGAGTGGTGTTAATAGGATAAAGTTCAGAAACACCAACAGTAGAAAAAGTCCCCGCTGGCGCTACATTTCCTGTGGTGTTATTAGAAATATTAAAATATTGGGCTGATCCATCTGCTAAAAATCCCACTACATAATCTGAAACGCCCAAATTACATGAAGTAAGATAAACAACCTCATTAGAAAATGAAACAGCTACATTAAAATTATCTTCAACCGCAACGCTATTAGGAGTAATTTTAATGTTGCCAGATCCAATTGGTTGAGCATTTTCAATCCAAGAAAATTCATTTTCATCAATTGCAGTGCGGTTTGCTTTAGTGTTAAGACCTTTAAAAGCCTTAACAACCTGATATGACTTTTTCTGTTCGGCTGCTGCCATGATTAGTAAGGACTACTGTAAACGCTAGGAATCCTACGAGTAAAGGTGCTGTTAATGACACTTGCGCCTTGCTTGCTGTATTCCTGCTTGTAAATCTCAGCTTCACCGTAACTTTGTTCATAGTATTTAGCTAAATAAGCAGCGTAGAACTTAACCATAGTGCTATACGGATCGTTAATGACATCCGTTACTGCTGGCGTGTTTAATGACAATGGATTAGGCAAGACTACGCAATCAATCTCAATTTGATAAATTTGATCTGGTACTGGTCCTAAATAGATCTGTCCTTGACCATAGATACTAAAAGCCAATGGTCTGCCAATATAGTTTTGCCAAAATCTTAATCGTGCATTGAAGTCACTCCAAGCTAAGTAATCCATCGGTACACGAGTATTACCCCAGTACAGATTGATGTTGATAATGTCTAAGACTGTGTTTCCAGAGCTTGGTGACAATGGGGATGACCCCATTAACTGTGTCAAAGCTGCATAGCTAATGTTCTCGCAATTACCCACATAAGTCAATTGGGCTGACCCGTCTGCAAAGGGAGCTGTTGGAGGGTAATTGCTGTAATTGTTTGTGCCACTAGCAGGGTAAGCGGGAGCAGTAGATCCTGAAGTTCCCGCAGTAGTGTATTGATAAATAAAAATATTTGAAAATACAAAACTGTTTAAAGTAACGGCTGTATTAGCTACCCATGCGGTAGGATTTGATGGCGTTACACCACCAATGGTTGCTGTGGGTGCGACTTGACATGGAGTTTGCGTAATAACAATTTCACGCAAGCATCCAGTATCTCTGACAGCTCTTTCTCTGGCAGAGTTAATGTAATCGGTTAACTGCGAATCGCTATAGAAATTCCCGTTAGCATCATGCAGTAACCTACGGACTTCCGTAATGTACGAATTAAGCGTTGCCATTTATTGACCATAACTCATGCTACCGCTTGAAGGACTTTTCCCCCGCCCTTCCTAGAGGTTGGGAGGGGTACTCTTTCCACCAACGGGGATAACGATTGGTTCTTGCTTGGGGGTTGGGTAGAAATCTCCCACTGGGATAAAAGCTCCATGCCTTTTTCCAAGTCATTTTGAGAGATGATCCACCCTAACCTTGCCAAATAAGGCTCTTTGTTGTCATCTCCATAACCAAAAATGTGACGAGCTACTTCTTGTGGAATCTCTACAGTTTCATCTTTAGGAAAACTATAGAACACTCCCGCAAAGCCATCTTTTAGCTTTTTGTCAGAACGATTGGTTACGAAGATATTTGACATTTAGAAACTCACGACATCGCCAAATACAGCAATGGTTGCAGTGTTAGCGACATTACCGCTACCAGTGTTCACATTGACATATAGAGCTTGGGTTGTAAAACCAGTAATAGCAGAACTGCTGTTATACGGACTAGCAATTGTAAGGTCTTGGTAAATACCAGCGCCTGTCAAATTGGTTAGCGTTGTATTTGCTACTACAGCGTTAGAAATGTTGCCGTCAGAGCTAGTAGTTACAGAAATAACCACATTTGAGATATTCCCAATTGGATTATTTACAGTAATTCTACGAACAATAACGCCACCAGATCCAACGGTTGCATTAGCATTAGTTAAGCCACCACCTAACAACGGCAGGGTAATACCAGTAACGGTAGCGTTCCCTGTCGTGTTAAATGCTGTAGCTTGCTTAACAGCAATACGACCATTCCCGAATGAATCAAGGTAAAACTGTGATACTGAATCAGGATTAGCCATTTATCGCCCCTTAACTGTTAAAAGTGCCAGATACAGGAGAACCACCATTTACAGTCACTAATTGCACTGTAGCGTTAGTAGTTGCCAATAACTGCACGTTCACACCGTCAGAAATTACCATGCCACCTGAGTTAATCGGATACACATTTGACCATGTAGCCACATTAGAAGTAGAGTTGTAACTGGTAACAGTCTGAATAACCACATTGGTTGCGCCAACTACTAGATAAGTTCCAGCAGGTACGACATTTCCAAGGGTGGTTGCAGCGATGTTTGAAGCGTTTTGAAAATACGAACTTGGCGTATTTGCATAAGTACCTGCAATGAGGATTTTATTTAAACCGAGTGCCATGACTAATTCTCCTTAGATTGAAATAGAGTTATAGCCAGATACTCTGGTCATTGACTTAGGCTTGGTGCTTACTAATTCAGCAATCATCAAGACAGCGCCAACATAACCAATCTGCCAGTTAGGTAGAGTGGACTCAAATCCAGTAAATACAAACGAACCTTGATCGTGAATGTACAAGCTCAAGTAGTTTGAGTTAATGAAATATACAGTACCTTCTGGGCAGTATGGGTCTGGATAGATTGGAACACCAGCTACCATCAAAGCACGGAAAGCTGCTTGAGGACCGTTGCTATCACCATCAAAACCATGTCCTGGCGTAATTACATATTGCTCTTGACCAACATAATCTTGGGCTAAGAGTGTCCATGTACCAAATCCGCAAACACCAAAAGTAGGAACTTCTGCACCGTTTTTAACAGTACCAGAAATATACTGAAGAATATTCTGACGGGTTGGATTTACTGAACCTGCGTTGTAAACCTTAGACTTCCACCATGTGTAGGTAGTACGGTTGATGTTACCGTAGGTAGTCATGTTTGTACCATCATCAATAGCGCCTGGCAAGCCAATGAACTGTTGAGTGTTGGTGTAGTTGTT